ACCCGCCGGAAAGTAGTAAGCTCTTCACCAAAAACTTCTTTGGCACCAAGCGCCGCATTAGACTTATCTGTTGCCGCCAAATCCAACATTGCCGCAATCGCCGGGGGGCAATAAAACATCTTATTCCCGACAGCTCCTGGTGGGAGTGTGTGCAACGCCTTAATCATGGCGATATACAACGCAGTCTGAGTAGCCGTATCCGCAATAGCGCTTACGTCTATGTTGCAAATACGTACAACACAACGCCAATCTTTTACGACTAATCCCATTTTCCACTGATAATGTGACACATACCCCTGGAACCAGCCGCCCTCGTTATCTGACAAACGTTGTTCGCCTTGGTCTTCTTGGAATAGGCCCGCTCTGGAGCCTTTTGGGAAAACTCCGAACACTGTAGAAGGAGACCAGATTACCAGCCACATAGAAGCAAGGTCCGTAGTTCCTTCGAGCGAAATGACGTTCGACAACTGCGAGGACTGCACTACTGCCCCCGGTTTTACGGTGGCAATGTCGGTTACGGCGTACCGTGGGCCGAGGCCAAGGAAACCTTCGGGAGTAACATCGGTATCGCAATAGAAAACGGATCTTGCCATTTTGTTAGACATACCCTCAATATGGGGCTTGTCTTCGTCCAGGCGGAAAGCAGCTGTGTTGCCGTTAAGATCGGCAACTTCCTTATCGACCGCAGCATATTCCTCCACTATGCCGATAGTATCTTCTACCTGAATCTTTTTGGAAGAGGTAGGCTTAACACCTTTGTAAGCTCTCCGAAAAACCGGTTCAGGGATATCTGAACGAATTGTTGAACGATGACCAGTAGGAAGGTTCCCTTGAATCATGGGGATGTCCATTATGATCGGATTACTCTGAGCGTAGAGTTCAGCTACGTCAGCGACAGAACCATCGGGGTCTAAACCCTTTGCAACGTTTATAAGATTAGGATAAACCGCACCTGTTAGAGGTTCGAAAGCCATTTTTGTTTCTCCTCAGATTGTTATTCTTTAGTAGCCGAAGGGTACATCTTTTCAGCCGCTGTCATTTTTTTAGTTGCAGGTGTGTTTGTATCCCCACCTACAAAAGATCCTTCTTTAACCATTTCCCCTATGGTCTTAAAAATGTCCATAAGCAGAGGATGGTTGCCGTATCCAGTATCTACCAGCATACCCCGTAGTCCGGGATGTTTGGTTTCGATGTATGATACACCTGAATTAGCGAGGCCAAGATTATCTTTTGCGGCTTCGCCCCATTCCACCAATTTTGCTTGACCTTGGTCGGCTAGGTCTTTCAAAGCTAGTTGCTCTCGACCTGCGTACCATTCGTTCACCTTACCCATTACTCCGTCAAGCTGTTCTTGGGTAAGATTGTTCTCATGGGCAAATTGCCCTATTTCAGGCGGCGTACCTTCCGGTAACTTGTAACCGTCAGGAGCGGGAATCTCAGGAGCCAATTTAGCGCTTACCAAACGGTTCGCCAAATCTTCCACAGACTTTACGTCCTTTAGCCTTTCGTTACTTAACAGTTCTTTGGAAAGACCAACTAACACGTTAGTTGCCTCTCCCCCACCTTTATCCTCTCCCTCAACTACCGGGACAGTATCTTTATTTACTTCAGTGTTAACCTGGTTGTCCGCATTAGTTACACCTTCTCCTCCTTCACCATTAAGTAAAGTGCTATTCTCTCCTTCCATTTTCGACCTCCTCCGCCTTTTCTTTTAATAGTTTAGAATAGTAGTATAAATCACACTCTTCCAATACTGCCAACATATCAATAAACACTGATCTACGGCCTTCAAGATATACCGTCTCGTCTGAATTAGGTACGTAATTATTACCGTTAAAGTTAGAAATGTCAAGTACTAAATTCACCACCTCGTAAAAACCTTTAGTATGCATGATTTCACGTATACGCGCTATCCGCAAAAGGTTACGTTTCTTGTCGTCCTTTTCCGCTTCGGCGTTTTCTTCGCTATTAACCTCGTATTCCTCAAATTGGTTCATATTATAGCCCCCAATTCTTGTTGTGAAACAAGCGAGTCAGTCATTATTTGCCCTGTTTCCGCTCTTGTTTTATCTGCATTAGCTAGGGCGGGTGAGGTTTTAGCCAGAGTCTCAGCCATTGCCATTTCTTTTGCTTCTTTCTCTTTAGCCTGTTGTTGCTTTTGACGTGCAGTTCTAATCTTGTTGACCTCTTCGGCGGTATTAAGTATGCGCCTAGAGGTTCCGTGGGCATCAGCGAACTCGTCAACCGCTTCGTCAATCTTTATCTTGTCAAGAACTTCGGGTACAACCCCCGCAGCTTGACCTATGAACGCTAGGGTCTGTTCTATGGATTTTGAAGCTACGAGTTTCTGTACTTGTGCCAACGGCGATATGAATGCAGGTTTGATATTACCCATCATTTCTAAATACTCTTCAGGAATGTCGGGGAACCTACCTTTTCGTAAATTTATATTAAAGCAACGCACTATTTGCGGAATAAAAAACTCGGGTACTAGCCTTTCAACAACTGCCCCTAGTCTTAAAAGCTTCTCTCCCTCTTTAACCTGAACCTCTGCCGCTTTCATCGGAGATGCGTTCGGATCACGAGAAGCTGTTAAGAATATGTCATTGAAAAACTTGAGCTTTATAGCCATTTCGATTTTTTCAATCTTCGTATCTATACCCGCATAGTTGAAATTACGTGCGTATAAGGGACTAACCTTATCTGCTGGGCTGCGGTAGTAGTTCTTCGCACCGGGAAGGGAACGTAACTTACCACGCATGTAGGCCGGTGCGGAAAGGGGTGGGTCTATCTCCCTGTGAACCGCCATTCTGTAACCCTTCTCCATTTCCTGAAGACGCTTTATCTCCGGCAAGACTTCCGAACCGGGACCAACACCATAGGAATCTGACCCTATTGTTTCCCATCTACCAATGGGAACAGGAAACTCATAAAAACCGGATACCAAAAGAGGACTTGGGTTAATGTTATTGCTGGTTATTAACGCAGATAACGCGGCGTCACCTGAACCCCCCGCACCTATCTCCCAAATAACTCTTTTAAAAGCTTTGTCCTGATACTTAGTTGGGAAAATACCCTCAAGTATAGCTACAAATTGTTTGTCACGTATTGAAGATGTGTTTTCTGCAAGCCTCTTCGTACTCTCCGACACCTTATCCTTGCCAAACTTTTCAATTAGATTGCTTGGAGACTTGAACATTATCCGGTAAAACTTATTTGGTCTACCTAGATAATCGGTAGCAAAAACATATTCCCCGTTCGTCAAAGGTATAAATTGAAATGGTGGGTCCTCTATATCTGAATCGATAAATAGTGCGCAAGTACCGAACCCCGCTAACTCTGTTACGGAGTTAGCGTTTGCTGTATAGAAGTTACTGGAAGCGAAGTCGTCTACCAATACCTCTTGGGCTTCGTACATCCAGTTCTTGAAAAACGGCACGTTCTTTAAAGATTTGTTCCCTATCCCTAATTCTAGCCAAGGTCGGTTAGATGGAAACAACCCTCCTTGTATACCTGAAGTTAGGACTCGAAGAGCGTCCCTTGCTATGGTGTTTATTGACTTAGGAGAAGTGAGCTTCCTTTTACGGGGTACGTTAAGAGTACTGAATATCCCTCTTCCCGGTAACAAGTATTCACTAATCTCGACCCATTCAGCTTCCCATTCGGCCCTTTCAGCTTTAAGCGACAAATACTCAGATAACGCTTTATCTAAACTGTAGTTTTCCATTATTTACCTGTTAAGATCGAATTAGCTGTTATCGGGTCTTGGTAGTCAAGAAGAGGGGAAGTTAGTATGGTAGCTGTCCTGCTCTTTTTCTTAGCTTCATCTGCTTCGTATTGTGTTTCCATCTTCTTTTTCAATTCAGCCGCTTGTTTTTCCCAATCCATATTGGCTGCATCAGTGCCTAGGATGGTGGGTAGGGAAGATAGGTACTGATCATTACTGCTCTGTAAAGCCTGTAACTGCTGTTTGAAAGAAGACTCATTCGACTGCATAGCCAAATCTGTCTGAGACTTGTAGCTATCCAACGCCATTTGAAACTGTTGGGTGGTGCTGTCCGTATTCGGTGTGTAGTTAGGGGGTGCAACCATCCCGCCGCCTTTTCCCATATTATCCCCCTAAAATAGTTTGGTCACCACCTAACGGTGAGAGACCAGATAAGAGTATGGAAGCGTTTGGCTTTGTGCCCTTCGTCTTTCCGACAACTTTTTGTGAAGCTGTTTGTTTAGCGTCTTCGACGGTAGAACCATCACCTACCTGAATAGTGAAATCTGTAAACCCTTCCGGTTTGCCTACTTCGGTAAATAGATTATTAATCCGCTCATCTTGTCCGGTAGACCACAGAGTAGAAAAGTAATCACCAATGCGCTTACTCTTGTTCTCGTCAGTTACATCATACTGAATACCGAAGAGAGCAGCGTTTGACTTCTCTCTAGCTATCTGCTGGTTTACGTAATCAACCGCAGAAGTAGAGGCGGTGTTTCTGTCAGAGAGAATCGTGTCTCTTTGCTCAATCTTCTTGTTCCGCTCCAACTCTGCAAGCTTCGCATCTTGCTCTGCCTTCTGCTGCGCAAGGAGGGTAGCCTGTTCTTTTTGCGCTTGCTCCAATCTTGCCTGTTGTTCTTTTTGACTTTGTGCTAACTTGGCTGAATACTCTTCTTGTTGACGCTTATACTTATCATCGTAGTACGCTTGTTCTGAAAGTGGTGGGACATATGAAGATACTGTCGCCGCTATCGGCTGCTTTTTTGACGGAGCAGGATTCGACGCATTGTAGGAAGCTAAGTACGAAGAATACTCCGCAGAGTGCGTTGGTTTTGCTGAACCTTTTCCCATAATATGTACCCTAACTACTTCTTAACTAACTGTTAGTTAGACTTTATGTTTATGACCGCGGTATCCAGTTCTCCTAGATACTTACAGCCGTTTGGAACTTCTGTGACCCGTTTGAATCCTACTCTGCGAATGTAGATGTTCGCTTTCTTGTTACTCTTCGGGATTATACCAATTATGGAAGTAAGGTAAGGCTCGTCGTCATACTTCCAGTATTTTAAAACTCTATCCGTAGCCCACTTCCCTATCGCTATGGCTTCTTGAAACGTCACTTTTGGGTTAGCACTAAAATGCATCGCCCCCATCTGCCCCGATAGAAGGACTACCGTAAATTCGGCCACTAAAGTAGCGTCACTTGCATCTGCAATGTAATACATATTGCGAGTGTTACGCAATATCATTGCTTGAACATCTTTTGCTCCGGGATTCGATATATCCCCAAGTCGAAACTTGATTAAGTCGTTATCGGCTAAGTGGGACCAGTAGTTTACAACCAAACTTTTGTCAACTGAACTATACGGTATTATTAAATATCTATCGTCTAGACTGATATTACCACACAATTTTGTACTTGTCAAGTTTATTTTTTCCAAAGTATGTATCACCCCCAATCTTTATCTAATTTTTCCATCACGTTGTTACCGTAGATGTTATCAAAGTAATTATCTGCATCGTAGTTACCTTGCTGGCTAAGTAAGTCTGATAGAACTTGTCTCATAACCGAATCCGAGGGCTTAGTAATTCCGTTCTTTATAAGCTCGTTTATGTCCGCTACCTCTTCCCCTCCTCCTGCGAAGGTGAGGACCAGTGCATCTGACTTGTCCGGTGATTGACGAAGGATCGCCTTTATGTCCTTCTTAGGCTTTAACTTTATCCTCCTGTTCTTATCATTGTCATCCAACAAGACGTTCGACAACTGCCTGATAAGCTCATCGTCTTTTGGTATCGACCCTGACTTCAACCACTTCAGCACCATCCAGTACATGTACGCTCTCATGTTGAAGCACCCCGGCGAAGGCGAAGCTTCGCCGAAATACACCGGATGGATCACATGGGCATACCCCATATCGTTTAAACGTGCTATCACCCCCTCGCCGTACCCTGCATCTATATACACGATACTTGGATGGTACTGGTCTATCTGCTGCTTTAGGAAGTTAGATTGAAAAACCGAATCCTTGTTATCTAAAGATATTATCTCTCTTACAAGTGGGCCTTTCCTTTTAACCAATTGACTAGGATCGCCTGTGTACCCTACATCGTACCCCCACACCTCCGCTGATGATCTGACTACATGATCCGGTACGTCCCTGCACACCGCATCTGATACTATCTGAGGTGCTATGAGCCTATCAGGAGCTTCTGCGAAGAAGTCGCACAGGTACTCTCTTGCGAAAGCATCTGGCCGCATGATACTCTTTAACGAGTTTATTACCTCTTCAGTAAAAACCCCTGTAGAGTAAATGTCGTACAACACGGAGTCCCATTCGGGGAACTTCTTCTTGTCCTTTCCCATGCAGTACATATCATAGAACAAGTCAAGCCCTTTGACCGTGCCTATAATGAACCCTCTACCGTTCCTATCTGACATGGCGGGGTAGATGACCTCATAGAAAGCGTACTCCGCTTTCTCCCATGACGCCATTTCATCCAGTACTGCTCGGTCCATGTATACCCCACGTAACGACTCGATGTTCTCTGAACCGGCAAGGTAGATGGAAGAAGTGGATGGTCCGATGAAGAAGTCTATCCTTAGCTCTGTCTCGTTGAAACTGACTAAACCTAGGTCTTTGAACCCTTTTAGGTAGAACTTGAAATAGTTCCAAACCAGACGTTTAGCCTGCTTCTGGTTCGGAGCTATGTAGTACCCCCTGAAGTCTGGTATACCTGATAAAGCTTCCGTTATGAGCCATATAACGCCATTAACCGTTTTACCAAACCGTCTATGGCAAACTGCAACCAAGAACCTGTAAAGAGACAGCTTGCTTGCTATCTGCA